GGAATCAAACAGAAATCGCCTGTTCCAACGACCGGCGACATCGCCACGGTACTCATCTTCCATTTTGATGCCGCATTCGCCACACCAGATAGTAAACCCATGGTCAAAGTTGTCTTTCAGGTCTGTGACCGAGGTAAAATTCGGTTCCCCGCCGCAGAACGGGCAGGGCTTCAATTCAACGTTCATTCGCTCTTCCCTCCCTGCGGAACAGTGGTGGCGGATTGACGGGCGGTCATCATCTCGCGGGTCTCAAACATCGGATGACCGCACTTGGGCTCCCATCGCAGTTTCCAGTCGCGATAGTTGAAGCTGTCGAACTCGATCTGGTTGCGGCAGTCGTCGCAGTACCAAGAGTAGGAACCGTGGTTCCACCAGTTGGCCGGTTCGCACTGGCAGCGTCCGCGATTGCAGGCGCCGCCTTCCTTGCCCTTGTCGGGCTTGTTGGGGCCGTCGTAGTCGCCGTACGCCATATCAGCCTCCAAGCTCTACGCCGGCGTAGCTGGCGACTATCTTTTTTCCATCGGCGGGTTTGGTGGTGTGCATCACCACTTGCTTGCAGACGCGGTAAATTGATCCGGCCTTATTGCGGTCTTCTTCGCTGGGCGGCTCGGCATCCAAGGCGTTGCACGCCAGCCGCTGGTTATTGAGCAGCGCGAGATTGTCCTCGACGTCACCGCGGTCGTGGGTTGCTGCCCAGAGCATGCGGGCGACAGTCGGAAGCCAATCAGCTGATGAGATAGCGGCCGGCGATCCTTGGGAGGAGGAGGAAGGATCGCCGGCCTGATCCAATGCTTCGGAGGAAGAGGAAGCATCGGGGTCAGTGGAGGAGGCCGACGGTTGGGCGGTGTCGACCTCCTCGGCAGATGCGGACGAGGGCACATCCGCATCTGCATTCTCCGGAGCGGGGGAGGCACCGGATTCGGTTGTCTCTGGTGGCAGGATCTCGCCGTCGATGATCTCGCCGGTGGTTGGATCGTGCGGCGTCTCGTCGATATGAGCCGTCTCCTTGCGGAGCGTCGCAACGTCGACACCGGTCATGTGGCTGAGAAGCTCGGTCATCTGCTCGAGCGCTTCTTGCAGCTCCGGATCTTCGAGCTCGGCCAGAGACTTCGGGTAAGCCATGAAGTCGCCGCCGACTGTCTTGGACAGGTTGACGATGCCGAGCGCGAGCTTGATCGCCTCGTGAGCTTCGTCCTTGTTCTTCCATGGCGTCTGGCACTGCTTCAGCACGAGGCCTAGCACGGCCCACCATTTCCGGATCAACACCCTGTCGCGCTCTTCAGTGAGGCGTACAAGGACCGTCGCCCCGTTGCGGTAGCTATCGATTCGCTCCTGGTCAAACTGGCTCGCTGGAACTAGGCGCCCTCGGTCAAACCGCATACGAAGTGCTGGATAATCGCTTTTATGCATGTGCTTCTCTCCCATGGTTAGGGTGGAAGCCGAGGCGTCGCTCTGCGGCCTTTCTCGCGGCTACAGCATCGTCAAGATTTTCGAAGATGCCGAGATACTCATTGACGCCGAAAGCCATGATCCCAGCCACCCACTTCCCACGCTGAGCGTGCCAGTTGACGCCGGTGACGCCTGACTTGTTGTGCTTATGTCGACGCATGTTGTGAGAGTTCACAACATCTGGGACGTCGCGGAGATTGCCGATACGGTCATTCAGCGTGTCCCCGTCTTCGTGATCGACAAGGTTCTCTGGCCATTTCCCCTTATGCCAAGCCCAGACCAGTCGGGATGTCAGGAAGCGGGTAGACAGTCCTCCGACGGTCACGACAGTCTTACGTCGCGTCCCGCTGCGAGATTTGTGGACATGTCCAACCTCCTTCCCGGAGAACCGGGAGTTCCAGATCTTCCATGACCTTTCGTCGGAGAAATGGGCCTTCGGTCGCTCACGCCAGTAGAGCAGACCATCGCGGTAATCGAAAAGCTCTCTTACGAGCAGGGCGGGATAGTCGGTCTTGCTCATGCCGCACCGCCGATGCGCTTCATCGCGCGCTTCTTGATCGCTATAGCAATCGCCTGGTTCGTCTCGCTGTTCGGCTTGCCGTCGAACCGAGCGAGCGCGTCGTGATGGCTCCAGATCTCTTCGACGGTCGCTGCATCGCTTGCGGTCGCGAGATCGTCTTCAAGCGCCTGGAAGAACTCGGTATCGTCGACGACTTCCGCGTTGGCCTCTGCGACCTCTTCAACCGTCGGCTCGTCGTGTTCGATGATTTCGCCGTCAAGCACCTCGGAAACGGTCTCAGCTTCCTCGACAGGAGGAGCAGGGGGCTCAGGCGGTGCCGGAGGCTTTGGAGGCGTGACATCGCGCATCTCCGCGATCTTGGAGCCTTCATCCTCGTCGTAGATCCCTGAGAAGCCGAAGGCGTAGCGAGACGCCTGGATCATCGCCTTGTGGCGGAGCATGCGGTGTTTCATCTTCCACGGGTCGGTGGAGCGAATGCACTCGTTAAGATACTCGGTCACGGTCACCGGCCGGTTGCGGTCCTTGCGATACATGCGGCAGGTGCAGGAGATCAGCGTTCCGTCTTCGGTATGCTCGAAGTCGAACTCGAAGCCGTCGCAAGCCGGATGTGAGTTGACCAGGTTCACCCAGCCGTCGATCGAGACGATTGGCACGATACCGCCACCTTTGGCCGGGAACGCGTAGATTTCCTTCAGGAGCGGGTTCAGGTCGTATTCCTTGGCGACCATCATCAGAGCCGCGAACTGCTCGTTGGTGTGCCGCTCCGGCATGACCGTGGCGCGAACCGTGGCCTCAAAGGCTTTCGGTTCCATGTTGAACTTCGCGGCCATGGTAGCGATCAGCGACTGCCGCGGCGCTTCGGTCTTGGTGATAGCGTTCATCGGACGGCTGCCTTCTCTTCAACGGTGATGCCTGGGATGTTTGTGCGGCCAGCGTCCAAAGCGCGCTGCGCAAGCTGACGGAGGAGCGTTTGCACCTCTTCGCGACCGGCCATGTAGGCGTAGAGCGCCGCGTAATCGGTCACGTCCTTGACGACGGTCTTGACCTGAACCGAGGCCGCTTTGCCATATGTCGGCTTGATTGGCGCAGGAGCGGCCTCCACAACGGTTTCGACCTTCGGCGCGTCAATGACGGCCGTTTCTCCCTGTCGCTCGCGAGCGGCCTCTTCTGCAGCTCTGCGGGCCTGTTCGGCTTGACGCTCTGCCTCGCGTTGCTTGCGAAGCTTCTCGGTCTCGAAAGAGCCGATGGCGTCACGCACCTTGTCGGCTCCCGCTTTGGCAGATTTCACCAACGGCTGCCATTTGGCATCGACTGCCTTACCGGCCTCAAGGTGAGGCTCCTTCTGCTTGACGCGGATTTTATCGGCCTGGTTGGAAAGCTCGTTCAGCCGATTGCGGAGAGACAGGGCTTTTGCCGCAGTCGCATCATCGGCAATCTTCGCATAGGCATCCATGCCGGCGAGGGCAGCGTCGATCTGATCCTTGATGGCTTCCGCTTCGTCGACGGTGGCCGAGTTGTCGCCGATAGTGGGCGCTGGAGCGGTGACATGAGCCGATACGGTCTTGTCATCATCCGGCCAGCCCTTGCCCTCCAGAGCGTCGTTGTAGGCCTGATACGAGACAGGATTGCGGCATGCGAACGTCCAGACCTCATCGGGGCGAACCTCGCGACCGGCGCGATAGGCGACAAGCTCATTCGAGCCTTCCGGGTAGAAGATAGCCACCGGCTGCCAAGGCGAGTCCTTGAAGCGCGTGCGGTAGTATCCCTGTTGCGGCTCGTTTTCATGAACCGGGAGCGTCTTGCCGACGGCTGCAGGGTTCTTCAATGCTGCCTGCCACCAAGCCCACGGGCCAACGATTTTGGACGCCAGAGCGCCGATAGACTGTGCGGTCATTATACCCTCGCTTGAAGTTGAAATTGATGTTCCTGGATCCGCAGCGCCTGAACCGTCCCGCCGACGATGACGGCGAACACGATGCAGAAGGCCCACAGGACGAGCATGTCGCGGTTGGTCGGGTGAACGGTCGGGGCAGGGATGGCCTTCGGCTGCTGCTGGCAGGTGCCGGAAGGGCAGGAGCATTCGAGGCCGCGCATATGGCAGAGGTCACGCATTGGCGCGGCCCTCCATGACTTCGCGGATCAAATCGGCGTCGCTCTTTTCTTCGATCTTCTCGACGCGATAGCCGAGCGCCAGAGCAAGCTCCTTGAACTGGCCATCAAGCTCGCGGGCTTTGATATTCGCCCAATTGGCCATCTCGTCGCGGATCTCGCCTGTGTGGAACTCTCGGCCCATGTCGTATGCGCAGAACTGCTCGGCAGCGCTGAGCATGCGCTGTATCGTGTTGGTGACGCGGTGAAGGTTGTTGTGGGTGATCATTGCGCAGCCTCCTGAAGGGCGCGCTCAAGCCGAGCTGCAGTGTTGTGTCCGGTGAAGTGGATCGCATTGTCCATGCGCTCCTGCCGCTGCTGGTCCGGATCGGGTTGAGTGGACTGCTCGACGGCGTCAGCCCATTCCTGAGCGCAATGACGGCCGTCAGTCGTCTTGTCGTTCTCCAGAACGTCAGCGATGGCCTTGAACAGGGACTGCTCGAAGTCGTTGCCACTCATTACGTTGAAGCGGGGAAGGGTACGGCCACCCAGGCGGATTTCACTGACGTAGAAATCGCCGTCGCCATTGCCGATGAGCGTTGCCTGGCCGTAGAGCAGGCAGCCCTCGCCGAGGCCCGGAAGCTTCAACTCTTCGAAGTCGTATGTCGTCTGGAATGCCATTGCCCAACTCCTCTTCAGTGCCGATCGACGTTTCGCTTTGTCCCTTTCGGGCGGTCAGTCGTCGTCGGCTGATGAGGAGAACATTATCGTTCGACTGAAATTCAGTCAATCAAAAATTTCGCTTTGACTGAAATTGATTTCGGGCCTATACCCGGAACCATGAATGGATCGACTGAAAATGACCGTGGCGAGCCTGCGGGGAAATGGTTGCGGCGTCGGGACGCTTGGATGCGTCAACTCGTCAGCAATGGCTTTGTGAGCCGCAACGGCAAGCTGGCGGGCGTCTACATTGCGCTTCGATTGAGTTCGAAGAGGCCGTTCACTTATCCGGCGATGAAAAGGATGGCGAAGGATCTCGGTATATCCGTTCGCCAGATCGCGAGAGCGTTAAAGGAGCTGGAAGACGAGGAGTTCATCATCGTCAGAAGGCAGCCAGGGCGACCGAGCGTCTACAGCCTAGACCTATGACATAGCTGGCAGAACCACCTATGACATGGTTGGCAGACGAAATACGGAAAGATGAAATACGGAAAGAGTTCTTTGTTCTTAGATTCTTGCTCTGAGGGGAATAACTGGAAGGGAGGGAACAAGAAATTAAGGATATTCACAAGCATGCTATGCAATTATGCATTGTAAGTAAAATTTCCCCAAAAATCGTGCCGCTAACGCCGGCTGAGTATTTCAGCAGCTTTGGCCAGCAGCTCGAAAGCTTCTTTCTGCTTCGAAGCTTCCAACTCGGTAATTGTCTTGAGGAGATTTTCTATCTCGCGCTTGGTATCGGGAGAGAACGATGCTTCCAGACGAGCCAGGATTTCAGCATTCATCGACCGGCCGTTGTCGACAGCCGAGTGCGCAAGCTTTCTCTTTAGTTCCAGTGTCAAACGCAAGTTGTGTCTGGGATCATCGATCTGAGGCATGAGCGCCTTATGGCGGAAATAGTGTAGGCTGAAAATGGTGCAAGTATGGTGCGGATGTGCCTCAGATGTGCCATCCTATATTCGGGATGCGGGATTTACCAATTGACGGTCGTGGGAATTGGTTCCTAGTATGTTCTCGGTTTTGTGTGTGTGGGGGTTGAAAATCATGGGGTGTCTGAGTGCGACGGAGCCTGGACAAAAAACGGAAATCAGCAACCCCGTTGCCGGTGATGCAACCGCGATCTACCAATTAATTGGGAAAATGAGCGCGAGTGAGAGAAGGGCTTATAACCTGGTTCTCGGATGCCTTCTCTGCGACAAACTCAGTCAGTGTCAGACTGGTTCAGTAATCGTCGAGCAGCCTCGATCGCTTCTGGAATTCGTTCAGGATGAGCCTTCTCCAGCTCTCGAACGCGTCGCATTACCTCGAGAAATTCATCCATAACGTCTTGCCGGTCGACACCGGCTTCTTGAGCGAGGTGAACGGCCTCTGTGACTTTCGCGCGCCAAGCATTGTCATTATCTGGCGGGCGTGAAATCAAGTCCACGGGACTGCATCCGAGGGCGGCAGCGAGAGCTTCAAGCGTCGCTTGGCTGTACCCTTGCTGCCCTCGTTCGAGCTGAGAAATACTCGACACCGCTAGATCAACAGCGTTTGCGAGCTGTTCTAGCGTCATCCGGCGCTTGTTCCGCCACTCCTTGATGAAGTGGCGCGGTTTTCCATCATCTGACGGCGTCAATTTCTTCCTGGTTCCCATGATTTTAATTGTCGCATAGCAGCAAAGATTCACTCCATAGCGTTTGACTGAAATTTCCTCTTGACTGAAATTTCGTTTTGACTGAAACTGCAACGCATGGAAAAGCTCGTTGAATATTTCAAAGCAAATCGTGGCGCGCAAATCAGACTGGCTGAACGCCTCTGCCTGAGGCCGTCGACCGTCTCGCAGTGGAAATCTGTGCCGGTCGAATATCTCCCAGAAGTGTCTGAGTTCACCGGCATTCCTCGCGAGCAGCTTGTGCCAGACGCGTTCCGTCCGGCGCGGGAGGCTGCAGAGTGAGCGGGAAGAAGGCAAAGAGATTCCTCGGCTACGCCCTGCATAGGGGCACGCAAAAATCTGTCGTTTCGTTGATCGAGATGACCACCGGCCGGTTCGGCGTTCACAAGAGCTACTTCAAGACCGAGGACACGTTCTGGACGGCAATCGAATTCGTAACCGGCATGTGCCGGCAGTCGAATGAAGGTTTCATCGATGCCGTCCATCGCATTCAAGGGACGATCGGCGCTCATACTGTGGGTTGGCGCGTCCGGATGATCGAAGCAGTCAATCGCCGTGGATTTTACGAAGCCATCGGAATGAAACTGCATGAGGTTGTTTCGTTCGATCAAATTCAGGCCAATGCGAAGGCCAAAGGCCAGAATCTGGCAGACCCAAGCAAGCCAGCCATCCGCAAGCCAAAACTCAAAAAATCTATTCGGCCCTCTGTCGCTGCCAAGGACGAATTCTATCAATCCTGGGAATGGCGCACGCTCCGAATGGAGGCGATCAAGGAACATGGTCGCTCCTGCCAGTGCTGCGGCGCTACTCCCGGCATGAAGGACGCCTCTGGCAATCCGGTCCGCATCTGCGTCGATCATATCAAGCCGATCTCCAAATACTGGCACCTGCGGCTCGACCGATCGAACCTCCAGATCCTGTGCGACGAATGCAACATGGGGAAGGGGAATTGGGACGAGACTGACTTCCGGCCGGTTGAAGGTCCGGACGAGTGGATCATCGACGATGTCGGAGTTTCCGACGCCATACAGCCCTCAGTTTTGAGGGCTGCGGGGCGTCCAGCGGGGAGGGCGGCATCATGAGCATCTGGAACCACGACATCAGCGCCGCCCCTCGCGGCAAGTCCGTGACGATCGTCCGGACGGTCAAGGGTGAAGAGAAGCCCTTCGCCGAAACGGTCATCGCTCCGGTGTGGCTGGCTACGCAATGCGGCCGGGTCATCAAGTCCTACTGGCTTGAGAAAACGAAATTCAGCCCCGCTCGGTGGGCAGGGCTGGGCGTGAACGAGGTTCCTGTCGCTTGGCAGCACTTCGTCACACCTGAGCATCCATTCCAAGCGAAAGCATCCGATGACAACGGCGCGACAGGGCCGAGCCGGGGCGGCGATACCCCGGCATTCATCCTCGAAGACTGCGGGAGCGGTGCATGACCTCCTCGATAGACGCCGCTCGCCATCTCCAGCGCCAGGCACTGCAGCCGGAACCGGTCGGGTCTGAATGGCTCGAAGACTTCCGCCAACGCTTCGCTGACGAGTTCCCGGAAGACATCCAGGCGCAGCAAGCCGTCGAGGCTCATGGCGATCGTCCGGCGAAGCAGGGGAGGTTTTGAGCATGACCGTCTTCTTTCAAGGTCTTCTCTTCTGCATTGGCGGCGCATGCTTTTTCGGTCTCTGCGCTCGGGCTCTCTTCGGCAAGAAAGAGAAGCCAACCGATAATTCCATTTCTGGGGCGCCCGAAGGCGCTCTCCAATTCTCTCATTTTCAGTGCCCAGATGCCTCGGGTTCCAATCTAAGCGTTCGGGCTTCCTACCAGTCAGTCGACGGGTAACTCAGTACCAGTACCGCCGCCCTGACAAGGAGAACTCTATCAGGGCTGGCGAACATGAAGTGTGCAGAAACTCATCAAAACGTAGTCGATTTTAAAACAGGGAAAGAGGCGAAAGCGATGTCATTAGTCGACGCATATAGCCCAGAAGAGGCGAGATTGGTCGCCCAGAAGATGTTCAAGAGAGAGTGCGCAGGTTGGGGCGACGAAGAGCGCGCCCTGACCAAGGTTGCCCGTCAATGCGGAATGACGGCGACCAGCTTCAAGCGGCTCATGAAGGGGCAGCGGAAAGTCATGGATGTCTTGCTCTGCAAGCGCATCCGGCTTGCCTACCTGAACCTTTGCCACTCTCTCATGACCCAAATCCAGAACGACATCCAGGCTATCGAGGAGGCCTACGGGCATGACGCTGTGGCAGATTTTATTGATGAAGTTGAGGGTTTGGACGCGCGGGTCAACGCTGCGCGCTCAGCCGCTCAACGATCTCTCCAACAACCAAAAGGAAGGTGACAAGGATGACAGCAGCAGTCGGCGACAACACCAAGGTTGAGCGCGAGCGTCGCGTCCAGTTCAGCTATTTCCACCAGAAGGACCGGGATATCGCGGCCAAGATCCGCGCTCTCAATGAGGACAAGAAAGCGAACCGGCAGAACGCCAAGGCGGCCGGTTTCGCCTCGCAGAAGCTCGACCACTATCTCAAGGCTTTCCTCGCTGAAGATCAGCAGAAGCCTGTCGATAAGCTGAAGTCGGAGCGCGAGAACCTCATCTGGCTTGGCCTTATCCCCGACACGCTGCAGGGCGACCTGCTCACATCCGACCGCGTCGACCAGGAGCAGATGATAGCCGCCAAGGGCTTCCATGCCGGTCTGAACGCCCTCGATCGCGTCTCCGGCTACAGCGGCGGCAGTTCGGAAGACAAGCACTGGCTTGAATCCTACGACCTCGGTCGCAAGGAATACGAGACGACCATCCCCGACATCATGGCACGCATTCAGGCAGAGGCCGACCAAGAGGCGCCTCCGACTGACGACGACGACGACTGAGGTTCCCTGAGGCGGCTGCTGACCTCCCAAGACCGGCCGCCCCACTAGCCGCGCGAATGCGGCTCTTTCTCTCTCCCTGCAAGAGGTTCCAATGCAAGCGGATGTAGTTGACCAAAAGATTGCCGCCCCCGCCAAGCGCAATTCCATTATTTGCCCATGCTGCCTTCAGTTCGTCGATGACGTTAACATCCTGGTCGACAGCATCGGTTGCCAGATCACCAACGGCGACAAGACGGTGAAACTCAGCCGTCAGCAGTTCACCCTCGCCAAGTACCTGATCGACTGCTTCCCGCGCATGGCGGAGAAGGGGACCATCTACTCCGACGTCTTCCTCGACGAACACGGCGAAGGTCCGGACATGAAGATCATCGACGTGATGATCTGCAAAATCCGCCCGGCGCTGGCTGATGTCGGTCTGGTCGTCGAAACGATCTGGGGCAAAGGCTACAAGATCGTGATGGCCGATGCCTCCGAGGGCAACGCGATCAAGGATGCGAGCATCCGCATTCGCACACCCGGCTCGGCGCAGCGCTGGCGACCAGAGCACGACGAGCAGCTCATCGACCTGATCCGCCGTAAGTACAAGGTCGCGGCCTGCGCCTCCATCATGAAAATGCCGTTCATGGCTGTCGAGCGCCACTACAAGCGCCTTCTGTCGTTGGTCTGAGGTGCTCACGATGACCGAAGCACACAATGTCAGCAACCCCGTCGGAGAGCGGTTCAATAGATTGGTAGTTGTTCGCCGAGATGGCAGCACACCCGCAAAGTCGGCACTATGGCTCTGCCAATGCGATTGCGGTGGGGAGACGCGGACTACGGTTACAAAGCTTCGATCTGGGCACACGTCATCGTGTGGCTGCCGGCATATCGAAACTGTATCCACCTCAAACATCGTCCATGGGCTCACCAGTCGGAGGCTGGGACGGCACCCACTGGCAAACACCTACTACAAAATGCTGCATCGCTGCTTTCACCCAGACGATCCAGCCTTCAAGGACTACGGCGCGCGCGGCATCACGGTCTGCAAGCGATGGAAGGACGGTGAGGGCGGACTGACCGGCATCGAATGCTTTGTCGCAGATATGGGCGAAAGGCCGGCAGGGCATTCGATCGATCGCTATCCCGACAACGACGGACCTTACGCCCCTTGGAACTGCCGATGGGCTACCCCGAAACAACAGGTGAACAACCGTCGTCCTGCACGCCTTCAGGAGGCTCATCTATGATCATTTGTGGATTGGATTTGGCCACCCGGAGTGGATACGCCTTCCGCGACAGCAACAAGCACCGCTCTTCGATCCTGTGCGGCACCTTCTCGGTGAAGGATTACGACTGGGAAGAGAAGTACGCGATCGCCGCGAACCTCTTCTATCGCCTCATCAAAGAACACCGGCCCGACTTCGTGGCAATCGAGCGCCCTGAGCATGGCGTCCGCCAGTTCAAGAAGAAGGGCAAGGTGGATCTGACCGGCAAGGAGGAGACGATCTCCACCATCAACCCGGCCGCCCTTCAGCTTACCGGCATCGCCGGCGCCTGCATCGCCATCTGCCAGATCCGCGGCATTCCCTACGGCACCATCGCCGCGACATCCTGGCGCCCGGTTTATTTCAACAAGGGCGTAAAGCCGCCGGAGGGCAAGGACTGGAAAGACTTGGCCATCGAAGCAGCACAGCGCGAAGGCATCGCTCTTCCGTCCACGAAGGCTGAACAGCGCGACGCAGCCGAGGCGATCGGCGTCTGCAGCTGCTGGCATAACTGCGCCATCCCCGAAATCAAATGGATGCAGGATCGGTTCATCGAGCTCCGCACCGGCGCCTACGATCAGAAGCGGAGTGCTGCGGCATGAACCAACTGGTGACCCAACGCACAGTTCTCGACCTGGTCGACGAATACGAAGAGAAGAGCGCAGCGATAGAGGGCGAGCTCAAAGGTTTCGAAGAAGCCTTCACGCGCTTGGAGATGGCAGCGTCTATTCAAGGCAAATACGTCTCGCCCATCACACGCCATCGCCCGCATATCCACGCCTCAGAGCTTCGCAAGGTGCTGCTGAAATCCGGGTGGAAAGCGATCTACGACCGGCTGCAGATCGATATGATCGCTAGCGCCAAGGACAAGAAGCTGTTCGAGCGCACGCTTGAGGAGCCGCCAGAGCTCACCTTCGACAACGCTAGGGCGACGTTCGGCGATTACCTCATGCGTCCGCGCTATCACATTCTTCGCGGCCTGGCTGAAGTGTTTGCCGATCTCGACCAGGCCTACAAGTCTCATTCCAAGGTCAAGATCGGAGTGAAAGGCCTCCCGAAGCGCGTCATCCTAAGCTACTACGGCGGGTTCGGAAGCTACGGCCGCGACAAGCTCCGTGACATCGTCAACGCGCTAGCTGCCTACCAAGGCAAGCCTCTGATGAACCACGACGAGCTTAGTGCCATCGAGGCCGCTCACGGCTCCGGCGAAGACGCCGTTTTAGATGGCCGTTCGATCGCGTGGCAGAGCCGTTACAAAGAGGGCGAGTATCAGACGCTCGACCGCGGCCTCACCATCCGCAAGTTCAGTAACGGCAACGCTCATGTCTTCTTCGCGCCTAGCACGCTGCTCGACATCAACAGAGCGCTAGCGGAGTTCTATGGCGAGGTGCTTCCGGATGCGGAGGAAGAGGACGCAAAACGGCAGACCAGCACCGCTGTCTCCAAGGATCTCCAGTTTTACTGGTCCCCTCCCGAAGTCATCGCTAAGGCCATGGATGTTGCCGGCATCTACATGCCGAGAGACTACAGCCGATCGGAAGCGCCGTCCTATCGTGTCTTGGAACCGTCCTGCGGCGACGGTCGAATCCTCGACGAGCTGGGGGCGAGGGGTTGCCGTCCCTTTGGCATCGAGGTCCACGCGGGCCGCGCAGCCGAGGCAAGAGCCAAGGGGCATCCGGTCCTAACTGGCAACTTCCTGGAACAGCCGGCACGCCCTGAGTTCGACTTCGTGGTGATGAACCCGCCGTTCTACGGCCGCCACTACGTCAAGCATGTTCTCCATGCTTTGAAGTTCCTCAAGCCAGGCGGCACGCTCGTGTCGATCCTGCCGGCCACGGCTCATTACGATCACCAAGAGCTTCAAGGCCAGTGGACAGACTTGCCGGTTGGCAGCTTCTCCGAAGCCGGAACCAACGTCCCGACCGGCATCCTGAAAATTCGAAGGAGCGCGGCATGAGGCTCTTCAACTGGCCATGGGGCGACCTGCAACCTCACTCCTACGATTTCATCATGGCGGATCCAGCTTGGCATTATCGCCTGTATTCCAAGGCGGGAGAAGCGAAGTCACCGCAGGCGCACTACGAGACGATGTCAATCGAAGACATCAAGGCGCAACCGGTCCTTGATCTTGCGTCGACCGATTGCGTCCTTTGGCTCTGGGCTGTGAACCCGATGCTTCCGCAAGCGATCGCTGTGATGGCGGCATGGGGGTTTGAATTCAAGACCGCCGGCACGTGGTTGAAAACAACCGTCCACGGCAAGATCGCCTTCGGGACCGGCTACGTCCTTCGCTCGAGCAATGAGCCATTCCTGATCGGTACGCGCGGCAAGCCTAAGACATCCAAATCTGTCCGCTCAGGCTTCACCGGTCTCGCTCGAGAGCACTCCCGCAAGCCAGAGGAAGCCTATCGAGCCGCCGAGCTGCTGATGCCGAGCGCGCGCCGCCTCGAACTTTACTCCCGCACCAATCGCCCAGGCTGGGACCACTTCGGCAACGAAGCTGGAAAATTCGGAGAAGCAGCTTGAACAACCACCGAGAACAATCTCCAGCGAACATCGAAGCAGAGCAGGCTCTCCTCGGCGCCATCCTGATGAACAACGCTGCCTTGGACAAGATCCCAGTCGGGTTCGCACCGGAGCATTTCTTCGAGCGGATCCACCGCCAGATCTTCGAGGCAATCCTCGCCGGACGTGAGGCAAAGAAGGGCATGAACCCGGTAACTGTCCGGTCTTTCATGCCGCCGGAAGTGGCGACGTCAAAGGTCGGTGACATGACGGTGGCTCAATACCTCGCACGTCTTGCGATGGAAGCCGTCAACGTCATGAACGTGCCGGACTTCGCCGACGCCATCACGGGATACTTCAACCGCCGGGAAGCGATGACCATTGCCGATGAGGCTTACTTCGCCGGCGCAAAGGCTCAGGACGAACTAGAGTTCATCGATCGTATCAAGGAGTGCCGCGAGCGCCTTACAGCCATCGTTGCCTCTGTCCAAGACCGGAACGAGCCGACTGAGAACTTCCGGGACGCGATCGACAAGACACTGGATTCGACAGCCGACGCCATGAGCGGTCGAGACCTGACCGGCATCGATCCTGGCATCGAGGAACTGACATCACTCACCGGTCTCTGGCAGCCGGGGAACCTCATCATCCTCGGCGGTGACGTGAAGCAGGGCAAGTCGGCTCTTGCCTGGCAGGCGTTCTTCAACATCGCGGAGAAGCATCCGATCGCCGGCAATAGCGGCGAGATGCCTCGGGATCAGATCATCCTTCGCGAAAAGGCCCGTAGGACCGGGATCTCTGCCAAGCGTCAGAAGGCAGGGCAGGTCAGCGAATACGAGATGCAGGAGTTGGTGAAGGCCGGCGCCGACATGAAGCGCCTCCAGTACATCGACATCAACTGCCAGCGCCTCACGCTCGACCAGATCGACGACCGCATCAAGCGTCTCCGCGGCGAGCATGGCATCGAAGGCTTCGTCGTCGATCACATCCTGAAGCTGGCATGGACCGGAAAGATGGACGAGGCCGACGACTTCAAGAAGGCGAACCGCGCGACATCGACCCTCAAGGACATCGCCATGAAGCACGGTATTCCGATCGTCGCTCTCACCCACGTCAACAAGACTACGGGCTACCAGGAGAGCTTTGGACGGACCAGCTATCGCGACCGCCTGCACTCAGCGATGCGCCGTCGGCCGACCTACAAGAGCCTGCTCGGCAACATCGACAAGGATGCCGACCACGCAGTCATCACCTTCCAGGCGCGCCCGATCGTAGCCGCCATGGAGCCGGAGCATGGCACCGAGGACTACGCGATCTGGGAAGCGGCTATGAACGACGTCACAGGCAAGGCAGAGCTTATCCTCGCCCTGTCTCGTGAAAACGAATTCCCGCGCCGTCGGGAGATCCGCTGGACCGGCGCGACGACAAGCTACGGGCCTGATTTCAGAGAACAGTATAATGGAAGGGAGCTGTTCGCATGAACAAGTTCGACGCCGGCGCTATGAAAACCCCGAGCGGGTTCGTCGCCTACTATCGCCAGCTGCACCGCTCGGCCAACTTCGTTCTGAGGGATGGCAAGCACGACATCATCTTCGCGACCAAGGAAGAGGCAGAAAAGGCAGCGCTGAATGCCTTCCTCGATTATCTCAACTCTCCGATCGTGGCGGAATCTCTGATGGGCCCTACCACCAAGCGAGCAGCGGCCAAGAAGTCGGCGGCGGCAATCTTCCGCAAGGGCAAGCGGATTGCAGTCGAGAGGGTCGGGGCATGACGACAGCCGTCAAATTCTACGTCGGCCTTCATCAGCCAGCTGATGCCAAGCACTTCGATCTGGCTTGCATCAGCATCAACCGCCTGCGCGGACGGCGCAAAGCTATCGATTGCGGTGATGTTCTCGTCGATAGCGGAGCCTTCACCGAGCTTGCCCAGCATGGCCGGTACCGCCATAGCGTCGAGGAGTACGCTTCGGAGATCAAGCGCCTCTATGATGCCGGCGTCGTCAGCATCTCGGCGGCCGTTGCGCAGGACTACATGTGTGAATCCTGGATGATCGCAAAGACGGGGCTCTCGATCGAGGAGCATCAGCGGCTCACCATTGAGCGCTATGACGCGCTGGTGGGCTGTGGCCTTCCGGTCCCGGTCCTTCCTGTCCTCCAAGGCTTTGCCCCTGCCGACTATTCGGCACATGTCGGCCAATATGGACCTCGACTGAAATTCGGGATGTGGGTAGGCGTCGGCTCGGTGTGCAAGCGGCAGGGTGACCCGAGATCGATCATCGCTGTCTTGCAGGCTATTCGCTCGGTTCGCCCCGATCTCCGCTTGCATGGCTTCGGTGTGAAGAAGACGAGCCTGTTGCATCCCGGCGTTCGCGAATACCTCTACAGCGCCGATAGCATGGCCTGGAGCTTCGCAGCTCGGAAGCAGGGGCGAAGCGCCAACGACTGGAAGGAAGCTGCTCGCTTCGCCGATGTCGTCAACGGCGCGGCCTCTCAACCTTTTCAACCATGGCAGATGGAGATGTTCGCATGATCACGCGCGAAGACATCGAAAAAGCGTTCTCTGAGAAGGTCGAGTACCGCCTGTGCTCTTGGCGTGATGAAATTGGACTTCGCAGGCCGACGGTTTCGGAGATCAAAGCAAGGCTACTGAAGATGATCGACGCAGATATGGGAGCCGCAGCATGACCATCATCGCTCGCAACTACGAAACCGGCGCCGAGAACATCGCCAGCGCTCACGCTATCCGGCAGAGGCTTCTGCACCCCGCCAACGCGTTCCGACCGAAGAAGCCGCCTGTAGAGCTCGTCGTCGTCAACCGCGCTGCACCGCGTCCTCTGTGGCAGCGGCAGGAGATCCAGTTCGACGAGCATGAGAAGGACTGGCAGTGGCACCGGATCACGGTCAAATCGAACCGGTACAAGGAATACGTCATCAAGCGGTGCATCGAGCTTTGCGTCGATTACCACGAGATCACTGGCCCGAGCATGCTGCGGAGCCTTACAGAGCCTCGCCAGATTATCTGGTACGAAATGAAGACGAAGCTCGGGCTTTCATATCCCCGCATCGCTCGGGAATTCGGCAACAGAGATCACACCACCATCATCGCCGGCGTACAGCGTGTCGTGAAGATGTTGGGCAAGGAGCCACCGGAGAAGCTCAATAGCCTGGAACGGCTTCTGAAGGATCGGGAACTCAATGCCTCTGTGCACCGCGACTACAAGGCAGGATCTCCGCTTGAGGCCCTCGGGGTCAAGTTCGGGGTCTCGCCGCGCGCCATAACCGCTGTCATCAAGATCGAGAAATGGGAGCGCGACCGGCGCGACAGGAATAACACCTCTCGCTCAGCACGGGTCAACATGGCCGATCTGCGCCGCGATTGGGAGGCAGGCAACGGCGTCCGGCGGCTTGTCGCTTGGTACGGGCTCTCTGACCGAAGCATCAGGCGCTTGGCGAAGGAACATGGCTGGCAGCGGAAGGATAAGGAATGATCGATCACCAGGAAGCTATGGCCATCTTCGAAGAGTTCGACGTCGAAGTCGTTCCGAAGAACGTCATGCCCAAGCATGGGCAGACGAGGGCGGTGGCTTCTCTGGATCGCATCAGACGCCGCCATGGAAGGCAGCACGCGCGTTTCGTGGTCATGACGCTGGTGGAGACTGCTAACAACGACACAGCGCTTGATGAGACCGGCTTGTGGGCTACCAGTGATATCATCCTGGCATTCCGGAAGAACTACCCGTCGATCATGGAGCGCGATGTCTCCCGGTTCCTTGCCTTCTTCGACGGTGTACCGGTTGGAAGGCTGCAGCTGTGGTGTCTCGGCCTTGATGGTATAACGAACAAGCGTGCTGCGTTGGTTGGATTGATTTGGGAAAGGGCCTGCCGAGTGTTCGGCGACCCGCAAATGGAACTCCTTGACGATCGGAGAATGAGCGCATGATGACAGGACGAGAGATAGGCGAACGGTTCATTCGGGCGGTCCAGATCATGGAAGGGCTGTATCGTGTCGGCCCAGGCGGAGGCAGCGGATCATGGATCGCCATCCCCTACACCCAGGCCGACAAGAACGGCTGGGGTTCCGAACGCCTAGCTGCCGAGCGTCAAGCGTTCTGGAACTCGATCAACAATGCTCCGAAGCCATGGGAGATCAGCCAAGCGGAGGAAACCCTCGGGTGGCTCTCGTTCGTCACCAAGGAAGACGAGCGCGTGTGCCTCACCTCATGGGCTCGATGCATGGCGACCGACAGCATATTCAAGCAATGGTGCAAGCGGGTTGATATTCACCCAGAGACCGGGAGACGCAGAAAAGAGCGTGCTATCTTGCGTATTTTGTTAGCATTGGACCGCAAGCCATTGCAGAATAACGATATTGACGTTTCCGACCTGTTGCCAGATACCCCTGAAATCGGCGATAAACATGTCAACATCGCAGAAGACGCGACCTACTGGCGAAGGGAAGATGCAAGGCCAAGCGCCTGCGACTTCGACAGAACGCTAGAACGGTTTGATTGGGCTGAAGCCCAGAACGCAAAACGAAGACAGCGAGAGGCAAGGCGGCGACAGGCCGCGTAGAGATATACAGCGCCCGCGAGACCCGGCCACTCCGGTCCGCAATGACGCCAAGACCGGTCGAGAGGTAGCGTAGAACCTCCTGAGCGAGTGAAGCCCCAAAGGATCAAGGTAGATCGCGTAGGGCTCGACCGGCAAACCACACAGCCCGCCACCTTAACCGGTGAGCGGGCTTTTCTATTCTAGAATGCAGGCACGCAAACAAGGGGCTCCAGTAGCGCCTATCAAACGAGTGCCCCCGAAAGACCCAGAGGCGAAAGCCGGTTCAAGCTCTTAGGATAGGTCCTGCATGATTGAGCATTATCTGATGCTGGCGCTGCTTCTGCTCGGCGCCCACTGGCTTTGTGACTACCCGCTACAAGGTCAGTTCCTGTCGGATGCCAAGGCCAAAGGGCCGATGCGGGTGTATCACCTCGTCGCTCATGCCGGCATTCAAGGCGCAGGCGTGGCGCTCGTCAGCCACAACATCTGGCTCGGTCTCTCTGAATGGTTGGCCCACACAGTGATCGACGAGCTCAAGGTGCAAGGCAAGACGACGTTCGCCCAGGATCAGGCGCTGCACATTGCTTGCAAGGTACTTTGGCTGATCGTGGTCTTTGCCGTCATTTCTGGCTGCCAAGCGCCGCAGATCTGCAAACACTGCTGGGTGTCGGGTGAATAGGGCAGACGCGCTACCGTCTGCCCCCAATGTAACGTCACTCGGTATAGAAGATTTGATCAGATGCTGAGTTCTTCATGAGAGTGATGCTGTGCGTGCAATCACTCCTGTTGACGTAACTCTCACTACTGCGGGCGATCTCTTCACCGTTCTTCGCATAGTAGATCCAGTACCAGTATCCGCCGTTGTCCTTCTTTTGCCAGTAACAAGGGTAGGTAACCTGAGCCATTAAGCTCTCCTTCTATGGTTGCACAACCATGAAGTTTGATTCATGCGATTCCGGCAAGAGCGAATAACGGAAATAGCCGTTGTTCGACTTCTCCACAGGGTCGCGCGCTCCGCGCCAATATTTTCTGCCTTCGCAACCGCCGATCTGATCGGCCTTCCTTTCCAAGCCGGCCCAACCAGCGACCGGGACAAGGCTTCGCTCATCCCTGAGAAGGACGCCGGGGCCGCACAAGGCACTTCGCCGGCGCAAGCGGGTAAGCTGGACATCCACCATCAAGAGGCAATCCGATGAAGAAGCCATCGCT